ACGTCTCGTAACGCCGAGGGTGCCATGATTAGCCAGGGACGCTTGCCGGTGTTGATGAGCTGGCTCTCGATGCGCGCCCATGCCTCGTCGAGGTAGTCTTGATAGCTCGTCTCGGTCGACGGCATCCGACGCGCAAGGTCGGTATGCGAGCGCATCAGGTCTACGTCGGTCACCACCGGGTAGAGACGGCGATACACCAGCGAGCCGTCTCGGCGAAACACGTAGACGACGCTGCTGATCGTCAACGCCCATTCGAAGCGCCAGCCATCGCTCGGCTGACTGCTGGCGATAGCGGCTGCCGTCACGGTAGACGACGCGACACCGCCGCTAAACGTCACGGCAGACGCCGAGATCGCGCCGTTATTCGAATCGTAGATCGTCAGCGTGCCCGCCGAGGGAGTCACGATAGCCCCGGCATTGTAGATCGTTACCTGCACGACGTTGTTACGACCGGCCTCGATTATCTCGGGGCCGATCATCCTTGCCGTGTAGATCGTCTCGCTGCCGCTCATTGCCTTAGAACCCGGCCCAAGTGTTTGCCGAGCTGGACAGGCAGATCAGATGCGAACCGCGCCCGCTCCCAGACGAGTAGGCCGCATCGACCGATCCACCGTTGATCGTGCCACCAGTCGGAGGGTAGACCTTGAGGATTTTATTCGACACGCCGTTGCCGATAAACAACATTTTGCCGTCGACGCGATCGGACGCAGCAATGCGCACGCCTTTAGTGTCGTCAGCCGCAGTAGTCGGGTAAAAAGAACCCGTCGCAGCAGGAAGAACCGCAGCGCCCGCAGAGTCCGAGCCGAGCGCCGCAGTCGATGCAGTCGGAGGGGTGATCATACCGGCGTGGACAATGTGCCCGCCGAGCAGAACGCCGTCAGAGGCGTCAGCGTTATCCTTGACGACGAGGCCGGTGAATCCTTGCGCGTTGCGGTACTGGGCGATCTTTTCGGGGGTAGCCATGTGATACTCCTACTTGTTGTTTTTGATACGTATCAAGTCTTTAAGGGCTTTATCGCGTAGCTTTTCGCTGCGCTTGACGGCATCGCTGCCGCCCGATTCGTACATCTTGCGGGCGAGTCCGTCTTTTGCTTTTCGCGCCTCGGCTTCGGTCATGGACGTACCGACCGGCGTGCAGGCTTAGCAGGCGCTGCGACAGGAGCTGCGTCCATTGCTGCGAGCACCTTAGCCGCCTGATTAGCCCGCCGCTGTGCCTTGCCGTCGCTCGGCCCGTCGCCTGCATCGCGATCGTGTTCGTCCTGTACCCGGTTGCGGATGATCTCGGCTGCGTCGGGGTCGAGAGCAGGCAGACGCCCGCTTGCTACGAGGTCGCGCAGAAACTGAAAGTGAGTCTCTTTGTCGTACTTGACTCTGACCTCGTTGCCGAGGGGAGTCGGCACCATCCAAACCGGCAGGTAGATCGTCGGCACCTTGCCGCTGGGAAGCGGGCGCGCATCGTAGGTCGCAATGTACTCCGCTGCCGGCTCAATGATAGTCCAGCCTTTACGCATCTTTTCTGCGAAGGCAAGTGACACATCGCCGTCCTTGTCGACTGCGTTGACACCGGGGATAAAGGCAAGCTGCCCGAGGTAGGGGAGCCATTCGCCCGCACCACCATCGTCGGTCATGTGAAATGCCCAGCGCTTCGGGTGATACATCAGCCGGAAGTCGGGGTAGTCGCCCGCGTTAAGCGCGAGGCCGGTAGTCGCTGCCGTCGTGGCGTAAGCTTTGGGGCTGTATTGATTTACGAGTGCCATGTGTCGATAGCCTGTAGTTGAGAGGGAGAGAAGCCCGCCGGGTTACCCCGGACGGGCAGGGAGGGAGAGGCTTAGAGGCGCGTCGTCAGCTGGACGCCCATCAGGTCTTGCAGCTCGGCTACGCCAACGTAGTAATTGCCGACGACCTTGGTAAGCGCGGACTCGGGGGTACGGCCCATCTCGACGTACATCTTCGTGCCCATCGGGTAGACAATGCCGCCCGAACCCATGATCGGCGCGGGAGTACCGTCAGCGTAGCCGATAGCGCCGTAGCTGATGATAAAGCCGAGCTTGTCAGAGCCGGAAGTGACACATTTCGACGACACGAAGAAGTCGATGCCGAGGTAGGTACCGGCGTAGCCCTGACCCTTGATCGCGAGCAGCTCGGCAGTCGCGGGGATCCATTGCAGCGCGCCAGTCTCAGAGCGGAGGCTGCTCTGAAAGTCGGTGAGCTGCTTCGGGCTGACGACAGCGAGGAAGGGGCCGGGGCAGGACTGGCCTTCAAGCGCTGCAATCGCGGAGAAGATGTTGGTCACGGTCAACGCAGCGCCGGAAGTTCCAACAACGGTATTGAAACTAGCACCGGCAGTCGTGATCAGGGTGGTCATGCGAAGGTGAGCAGCGCCAACCATGTCCTCGGCAAGGTACGAAACCAGCTCGCCAACACTTGCCCAGGTCTGCCCGGCAAGGTCAGTCACGCCACGGTAGAGCGCCTGACGAGCGACGGTGATCGTCTGGCTCGTGTTGGTCAGCGCGATCGACTCGACAGGGCTACCGTCAGCGACTGCCGCCATAGCGTCAAGTCCGGTCGACACGATGCCGACCTTTTTGGCAGACGATCCGCTATTGCCAACGTCGCCAACGTAGGCGATCGCAGGGTGATTCATCAAGGAGGCGCGGTCGCCGAGCGCGAGCTGAAGCTCGGCAGCGAGAGTAGAAGCGACGGTGACATTCGCAAGCGAGGCATAAGTAACGGGAGCATCAGCCATAGTAGACCTCAGAAAAAACAGGGTGAGCAGACAGGAAGGGAATTGTGTTCCGGCGTGCGCTCTGTTTTTACGGGGCTCGACCCGACCGCCTACGGTATGAACATCGTGACACGTTGCGCCCGATGTGTCAATGTCTCACTTTAGCGAGGCAAGGATCGCAGTCCGATTGGCTGCATACGCCGCCCTGCCTTGCGGGGTACCCAGCATCTGCTGAATAGCCTCGGGCGAGAACGTCTTAGCAGGCGCTGCCGTGCCCGAGCTGGCGCCTGCGTTTACCGATGGCGTAGGCGGGAGAGCAGGCGACGTAGGCGCTTGACCTGTCGCAGCCGGTGCAGCCACCGCGCCCGATGCGTCAGGCAGGTAGGCCCGAACACCTTTAGGCAGCGCGTCCCGATTCGCCAGCCATTCGGCAAGCGTAGGCTTTGCGCCCTCGGCAGGGACGGCGACTCGGCTGTAGGCGTGCGCCACGATGTCCGCTGCCTCGGGGTCGACGATGCCAGCCGACAAGATCGCCCGCTCGGTAGTCCAGCCCGTTTGCGCTGCTTGCCATTCGGCGCGCTGTACGTCGTGCTGCGCGCGCATCGCGTCCAGCTCGCTGCGCATGGTTGCGACCGCTGCGACTTGCGGAGTCAGCGAGTCGAGCTGCGACCGCAGCTGCGCCTTTTCTGCTGACAGCGCAACAATGCGATCGCGCGCCTTCGGGGTGGCATCCTCGGGGATGTCGAGAGTCTCAGGGATAGGGGTAGTGGTAGTGTCGTTCACTTTGCCTCGGGGGTTAGGGGATGGTCATCAGTCGGCGCTCGGCATCGACGCGCGCAAGCTCGTTGACCGCGCTCGCCTCGGTCATGCCGGGGTTCAATTCCATGTACGCGCGAGTACGGCTAAGCAGGCCCGCGCCCATCAGCTCGATGACGTTGGCACGTCGTGCCTGTAGTTCCTCTGGGCTGAGCGGTAGATCCTTGTATGTGATCTGGTAGCCAAGCTCGGGGAGCGCAGCGCCGGTCGCGCGGTTCCAGAGCGTTGCAGTAGTCGACATTAGCTGCTCGTCGGCGCGTCGAAACACGGGAGCGTAGCGACGAGCTGCTGCGCGTTTGCCCTCGTTCGACAGCGCGATCGCGTAGCCGCTGCGAGCCGTGCCGCCCATGCGCTGGATGTCGGCAGGCGGCAGGCCCGCGTCGATGGCGATGCGATTCGCGATCGAGCTAATGACGCCCTCCATCGCGACAGGATCGGCCCCGGCTTGAAACTGCCCGATCATAGGCTGACGACCCTCTTGCGTTGACTCGGCGCGCATAATTACGGCCGGGTCGGCAATGACCTCGACGCGCTGCGTGTAGCTGTCCATGCCCGCCGGGATCGCGCCGACGAATCCGCAGTCCAGCGTGTACCGCTGGGGGAAACTGGCATCGCGAAGCACATGCCCGAGGAAGGTGTTGTTGACCCCAAGATCCAAACAGGCCTGCACCGTCTCCCAGTTGCCGCGCCAGTTCCATAGCCGGTCGCCCAAAGACTCGGCGTGGTACAGAACGTAGGGCAGAATCGGGGTGCCGTCGCTGCGCCGGTAGGGGTAGTTCGCGCCCGAGAAGTTGCCGCCGAGCACTTCGATGCTGATGTCGTTGCCCGTCGAGACTTGCAGCACCTGATACAACGGGCCCGCAGGGTCGCTCGCGTCGATGCAGAGGTAGTCGTAGCACCAGCCGTAGTCATCGCGGTAACGCAGCTCCTTGACCGAGTGCGGTACGTCGGGCTGGTCGTCCATCGCTTCGCAGATCATCAGGTCGGGGAACACCGGCCGGTATTGGATCTCGCCGGTCGGCAGCACCGAGACGCGCCAGGCGCACTCGCGCAAGCCGATGACCATCG